CGCCCGGAGGGTTCCGCTGGTGACTACCTCGTCGCTTCCCGGCGTAAAGTCCAGCCACTTGGCGTACTGGATGGTCCAAGCCAACCTCTTCTTGTTTTGCAATACGAACGGATAAAGGTCCTGACCACAGCAGAACCTTCGGGCAAGCTCAGAAAGATACATAGGACTCCTTTGCGGCGATGTGCCATGATAAACTCGCTGTAGACTATAAATACTAGCTTGCCAGTGATTACGTGTAAAAGGCCTTCCCACAGCCTGTATATGGCCAAGGATATCAATACCGCCGACCTCGTCAATGTCCGTCTCCTGAGGTTTGATTTTGTCTTCAGGCGGGTGCTGTGGCAGGAAGAATTCCTTGTCAGGGCAGGAAAATCCGAGGACCCTGTCCGAGTGTTCCTCGCCACCGCTCTTGTCGAGGTGTCGGGGATTGCCCCAAAGTCGATTGAAGAAGCTAAGCGGGTCATTGCGGCCATACCCGAGGCCATCCTCACCAGGGTGTGGAAGGTATACCGTGGGTCGTTTCCACCCGCACGCCGGTTCAGCACCGCCGACCTCTACCAGGCACCCGAGTCGTCCTTGCATATGGGGAGGGTCTTTGAGGAGAGTACGGAAGAGGAGAGCATTCATGACAAGGTTATCAGAGAAATGGAGAACCGCTTCGGAAAACAGGAAGTGGCCGAGGAGGCGGAACTGAGCCGTCAGATTCTCAGGGCAGCACAAAAAGAGGGAAAGAGGTTTGTTCCCGCCACACAGGAGGGAGGCTCGGATGGTGGTGCCTAAGGTCTCCCAGAACGTGCTTGGGACTCCCCCTACTGGTGCCTGGAGGGGGGGCAGGGTATCGCCGGACTCAAAGATTACCCGTGGGGCAGAGCTGGCCATGCGCATCGGCGAGGAGTCTGCCCATCGTGCTCCTACCCAGTATGTGCAGGAGGTTAAGAACAAGGTTTCCGATACCTGCGACGAGCTTATCAGGATAGGAGCGAGGATACGACCCCTGTTGGTTGACGGTGAGAGCCTAGGGTGGGTCAGGGGGTTGCACGACACCGAGCGTCGTGACCTTAGACGGTGGTTCCCTAAAAGTCAGGACTTCATCCTGCGCTCCCTGCTTCTCACTACCACCCTGACTGAGGAGGAGCTAGGGCAGCTTACATCCTTGGAGGTCAGCCGCCTAGTCAAGCTGGTAATCGTTATGGGGGACAGGGATGCCTCCCTCTACCCCTACTTGGCGGCGTTCAGCACCACGAGGGAGAGTGAGCGCCTATGGCACAGCGGGGGGAGTTGTGCGTCGTTCGAGAACAAGGTCATACCTATGCCTGACGGCAGGAAGGTGACTATTATGTGCCCCAGTGACCACGCCAGGCTGTGGGCATCCCTATGCACTTACCGGGAGCAGGCAAAGAAGCGGCTGGACGAGTCGTGGAATGCTGTCCTGATTATGCGCCCGTGGGCGGGAAAGTCCGTGGACGGGCTGGCGGCGGAGCTAAAGGCAGCCACCAAGGCGATGCAGGCGGGAGTAATGGACCCTTGGGAGCATATGGTCGCTGCCGCCCCTGAGAAGGCGCTTGACGACGGATGGGCACACCTTGAGAACATGGAGACGAAGGAGGGGATGCTCAAGGAGCTTTATGGGATGCTGGGGAACGACCGGCACGAGCAACTTATGGCTAAGTTTGAGCATCAGCAGCTTGAGGCGGCGGACAAGCGCAAGAAGGATATCGAGCAGATAGTGGCCAAGCGTGGAGGACCGGGAATCAACAAGGAGACCATACGCATAATGTCGGACGACGACATGCGGCTGCAGGATGCCAAGATGAGGGGCAGGAGGATGCCTCCCCCTCCCGCCCGGAGGGAGCAGGAGGGGGGACGACCCGACTACGCCGAGAAGATAAAGAAGTACCAATAACCCTAGTCTTTCTTGTACAGGGTATTTTTTAGGACATAATGTTGCCCGACGGCCGCACCCATAAAGAGATAGGGGTGCTCCATCGTATGGTGGTGGGGGTCATCATTATAGCTTTCCCTCAGCCATGTGACTTCATGGTGTATCCCCTTTACCAGCCCGTATAGCCCCCATAGCAAGAACACGAGAGAGATTGCTGGCCAGTTGTCATACCCAACACCATGAGGGTAGTCTCCAAAGTAGCATCCAGTGAACGAACCAGCGATAACGAGCATTGGCACGAGAGACCAGAGCCAATACCACGGTGCATAGGGTGCCACGAGTAAGATTGTGGCTATACTCAAAAGCTGGGTAATAGGGTCAGGGGGGTCAATGGGTGTGTTTACAAACAGATAGTGGAAAAGTATGTATTTTGCGGGGAGGAATATCACCGCAGAGATGACAAGCAGCATGACGAGGTTCTTAACACCCCTGAGGGTACGGAAAGCATTCCACAAAGGGGTTAGGACATAATCGGCTATAAGCCCATCACGCCTTCCCTTCTCTTTCTCCAACCTCTCCCGTTCCTCTCGTATAGCCTGTGCGCTCCTCTGCCAAGCATAGATATCCTGCATATCCGCTTCGATTTTCTGCTTTTCTTTTGTAGTAAAAGTTTCGTCCATAGATTCCTCCATCTATAGTATACACCAGACTGTCGGATATCTGGAGGGATTCTTAAACTGAGGTGATTCCCACATAACCGACTGTCGGCTGGCTTATTAGGAGGAACTGTGGGGGAAGATAGGGCAACGGAAATGGCTATCGTAAAGTTTGAGCCACAAGGATTTGTATACCTGTGGGTTAACCGTAATAATGGTAAGTGGTATATAGGCTCCCATGCGGGCACTCTTGATGATGGGTATGTAGGTAGCGGCAAGGTTTTTCAGAGGGCTGTGAAGAAGCATGGACTTGATGTTTTTGAGCGTACAATTTTGTATTGGGGTTGGGAATTTAAGGAGCAAGAAACCCATATTCTTCAAGTACTTAACGCTGCTGCTGAAAGGTTTGTCAACAAGAGAAAAGGAGAAAAATAAAAAATGGCTGAAAATGACAATGTGATTGTTCCAAAGTCACTGGATGAGGTTGTGGCAGCAATGTGTGGGTTCGGACTGGAAGAAGTGGAGGAGATAATCCAGTTTGACGCCTCTGGGAAAACTGTCAGCCTGAGGATTTCCAACATCCCGACTGAGCAGGAGATAAAGGCTTTATTAGCCGCAGAGGAGTATAAAGGGTATGCTTGGATTCAGCGTATCCGTTGTGAAATCCTCTCTCGGGCGGTCACTTGGGCCAACGGAATAAGCATCCGCAATCTTACCCCGGAACAGCGGATAGTCACGGACTGTACCAGCAAGGAAGAGAAGAAGCCTAAGGTCGATGTTCAAGTCGTTCTTCGCAACATCTTTCTCGGGTGGGGGCAGGAGGTTCTCCTGACTCTCTGGAAGCTCTTAATGGTTCACTCTGACAAGATTGAGAAGCGCATGCAACAGAATTTTCCCGAATCCACCATGATGACTGAGGTTGAGCGTCGGTTGTTTGAGTCGGCCCTCAAAGAAATCAGGGATGCCAGCAAGGAAGTAATCGAGGATACGATAATCCAAGCGATGGATACTGTGGTGAAGGCTGAAGATAAAACGGAGGAGAAAGCTTAACCTCCGTTCAGGATAAAGATAGGAACAGATGCCCAATCCCTTAAATCCCGGTGACCTTGACAGGGTGCTAAAGAGCCTTGTAGATGTCACAAAAGTCTTTGAGGCGACCATACAGAATCTCAATAAGAGTATGGCCGACCTTGGAGTCCTGATGAAGGACAACGTGAAGGTACTGGAGACTTTTGCGGACAAGGCTGCAGATGCGGTGGACTCAAGTGATAAGCTAATGGGAAACATTAAGGAGGTTGTAAAGGCCTTAAAGAGCGTGGGGCAGCCCGGAGGAATCTTTAACTCATCAAATAACAAAGAAACCATAAAGGACCTTGAGAAGATGATAGCCAGCGTCAAGGCGCTCCAAAGGCAGGAAGTGGGGGGCAAAGGGACGGCGCAGTTCGACAAGTCCCTTCGAGACCTCCTCGCTATGTTGAAGGCAGTTAAGGTTTCAGGGGTAGGGCTCACAGATGAAATGAAAAAAGCTCTCAAGGAAATGGGATATAGCCTTGATGCAATTACCCAGAAGTTTTCAAGGATGCCGGGGATGATTCATTCCATAGGCTCAGCCCTTAAAGAAGCCTTTAGTCAAATGGGAACCTTGGGCCCATTGATGGCTCCCTTTGAACGCCTTTCCAGCTTGGGCAGGCAGGTGGGTTATATGCGCCGAGGAGCGGTGGAACAACGGCAGGCAGGGGCTGAGCTATTTCAAAAGAAGGCAGCATTACATGGTGGTCCTATCGGAACCCTTCTGGGTGAGCTAAAATTGAATGAAAAGGGCAGGATAGACAAGGATGTTGTAAAACAACTCAGAAGTGAACCAGAAAACAGGCGGCGTGCCCAGGAAATCGCAAGTATGAGCCATGACGACCTAGTAACAGAGATGATGAAGTACAGCGGGCATACAGGGAGAATTGGAAGATGGAGGGCGGGGCGTGCAGCAAAGGGGGTGAAATCATTTGCGACTGAGTTTGCTGGGGCAGCAGAGGGGGCAGAGGTGGGGGGCGCTGGCCTAGAGGCGGTCGGAGCTACTATCAGGGGTGGTGGTGAGGCACTTGCAGGAACAGCAACGGAGTTGGCTGGACCAATTGGGGTAGTCGTAGGGGTAGTGACGGCCATGAAAGAACTGTTTGACGGGATGATTAAGAGTAATCAAGACATCTACAGTAAAATGGGAACAAGTGGTCTGTTTGCCGGAGGGCAGACGGGAGCAGCCCAAGCCTTCCAGAACGTGCGTACTAACCTAACCCCCGGCGTTAATATGTATGGCCAGACCCAGAAAATAAACTATGAGATGGTCGCCGCCATAAACAAGTTTGGGGTCGGGGTTTCCGACCTCTCGGATGCCAACAACGACCTTACCCACAACATCATAGGAAGGGCTGGTGGACCGGTAGGCGGGGGGATAGCCTCCACTGTATTCGGGGGAGCAAGGCTAGCAGGGCTGGATACGCCTCAAGCCGTCGAGACCATAATGAAGCTTCTTCAGCAATACCACTTGTCTTTGGAGCAGACCGACAGCTTCTTCAACAAGCTCAACATAGACATCAAGGCGGCGGGGCTAACATCAATAAAGTACATCCAGATTCTCGATGAGATATCCGGGCAGTTTACCCATATGGCACGTGGGGTTGATACTGTTACGGGAGCACTCAGGGGGCTTGGCCACACTGGACTCCTTACAGTGGAGCAGTTGGAGGATACGATGAAGGGGCTCTTTGCCACCAAGACTACGCCAGAGATGGGAGCCTATATCCTATCACAGATGCCACAGGGTGTAAAGGATGTCATGACAGCGTCGGCGAAGGAGGGTGTAGACAGAAGCGCCCAATCCGCATACGATAGTTTGCGGGATGTTTATACAGCAAAGGGGCTGGGGAGAGAAGATGCAGAAAAGTATATGAAGGAACAGGGCATCGGCAGTGCCCAAGATTTGATTGAAAGTGAGGCAGCTAGACAAAGGGCACGCCAACTTGCCAACCAAGAGATAGCAAACGTAGGGACCGAGAGGACCGGACTGGTAGGGACTGCTATCGGACAGTTGACCGCAGGGTTAGAGTCTCGTACAACAGTGGGGAATTTTGGTCAGGACGCTAACATACAAAATGCCATACAGCTTTCCCATATGATTAACATGCCTCCAGCAGTAGCGGCATCACTTAATCTAGGCAAGGTTTCCGCTGTATTAGCAATGGTTAATCGGAGTGCAGGAGGAAAACTAGGAAAAACTGATGCAGATGTTGCACACACCTTCATGACGAATCCTGGGCTTATGGGAAACTATGAATTACAACAGAGGAAGTTTTCTGAGGAAATGCAGTTGCCTCCTGAGTTTCTTAACGATGTACGCAGTACCATGGGGGACTTGGCGGCTACTTGGGTCAACGATTTGAAGTCCGGTAAGCTTGGGGACGAACAATATAAAAAAGCAGCACGGTATACCGGGGTGTCTGTGGAGGACCTCAAGCGAGGACTTCCCACCGATATGGGCTTGCAAGCGAAGGCAGAGGAAGGCTGGAAAACCGACTTCTTGGGCAACATGGCGGATGCTATGTTGCCGGGCGGAAAGCTGTGGAAAGAGCTAGAAGAAAGTAACAAGACCGAGGGGGAAAGGCTCAAGGAGACGATGGCTGATAGCTTGGGGAAGGCAATGACCACGAGCGATGACTACTTAAGCCAAATTAAGGATATCCTAGAGATGAAGGTGTACGGTATACTGACCTCCATAGGAAACGCCATCGATGATTTGCTAGTCGTCTTCCATATCAGTCACCGAGCCAGCGCAGAGGACCAAGCCGAGGTAGCCAAGGAAATAGCGAAAACGGGACCCGACAGTTATCGAGGGAGCCTAGAGACCTTGGAACAACAGGAGAAGGACCTCACTGATGCAATGAAGAGGGCAAAGGATAACCCCACGATGCTTGCCTCGTTAACAGCCCGAAGGGATGATTTGACAGAGACGATAAAGAAGGGTAAGACGGAACTGGAGTTGGCAAAGGGGAGCGCCTCCACAGGAGAGAGGGTGAATGCGTTTAACATGGAGTTAGCAACGCTTAAACAGAAGGCGGGGTCAGGAGGAGGATTTCTGGATGCGGACACCCTAGGCAGCGGTCTTTCCGACTTGGCTCGGAGCGGAAAGCTGGATCCCTCTTTAGCAAACCCCCTTGGGTTAAATGTGCTAAAGCCAGGTGGTGCCGCCACCATCGCAGCCGAACAAGGTATAGGAAAAGCGGCCGACAAGACTTCATCCCCCGCCGCCCCTGTCGTCCAAGTCACTAACATCCACACCAACACCGGCGTTAGCACTCACGCGGGAAGCGGTCCCCCAACGCCCAGAGAAAGCAGTGAGTTCTCTGTATTCGACACGCAGGCGGCTGTCGCCCAGGCTGCCAAGACCATTACGGATGGGTTCAAGGGCGTCCAAAATTGGCTGCGGAGCGGGGGTGGGTAATGCCTACTTATGGGACAAACAATGCTGCCCTTGCCAACTCCCAAGCCATCAGTGAAGGCTTTGGGCAGCCTGGCACTGTAGCATCAAGGGCTAACAATCCTGGAGACGAGCGGGCTGGGGCTGGTTATACGGGTCAGGTCATCGGCTCAGAGAGGCAGATAGTTTACCCCACAGCCGAGGCAGGATATGCTTCTCTCCAGAACAAGATTCAAGGGGTGGCCGACGGCACCGCAGGCTCTGGTTCCCAGTACACTTATGTTGCCAATAAACTGGGTCTAGCCAGCACGGGTGACCTGACCGTCGCCCAGTATTTGGAAACCTTTCAAGCAGGGAGTCCTTGGGCTGACAACATCAACCCTAACTATGTTACCGGTACTTGTCAAAGGATGGGGATTCTCCCCACCACGAAGATGAAGGACCTTGTCAATGGTAATGTCACGGCTACAAACCCAGGAATCAAATTAGTGACTAGCAACCCCCCTGGAGGAGTAATCAACAATCAGGGGACGGGTGATGTTGCAGGCTCTACAACCACCAACTCCCCCCTTACACACGATGTGGTTAATTACACCCCCGTGTCCCTTCTTCCCTCTACCGTGGATTACGGCTCCCTGTTCCCAGATGCCATCATCAATGTAGGCTTGAACAATACACCGTGGTACAAGGATACTGGCTTAGTTACAGGCAACCCCAAGGTCAGAGGAGTGGTGACCCCGGTGGTATTCGAGGTCATCCTGCACGACAGGCAGGATGTGTATCTTCCGCAGGTATCACCGGGGGCTACCAGCATCCAAGGTGCTCCTCCTCTACAGGTACAACTCAATGCCTCGATGAAGACCTTCAGCGTAAGCTCCAAGCATGTGTGCCACCCGCAGAGGACCCGTGTCGGATGGCATGTCACGATGTGGGGGATGCAGGCAGACACGATAGAGGGAAGCTGCACGACCGGTGTGTTTATGAACCAGTTGGGGTTGACCGATTTTTTCAGCACGGCGACCATATCCCAGGACATTATCTCGGCGGTGACGGCGGGATTCCAGACATTAGCCTCCAACCAGTCTTTCTCCCCACTTGCCTTTGGGCAGGAAACGGCGACCAACGCCGAGCAGGGTGCATCACCTGATATGATAAGCGAGGTTTACGGGGGGGAATCACTGAGTGCCCAATCCTATCTCAGTAAGCTGACGCAGTCTCCCAAGCCACAAGATATGTTTCGGGTGGCGGCACAGGACGCCTTCGTGGAGTTTCTATCCCTGTTCAAGATGAATGGCATACGGTGGTTTTATGAGAAGGCTGAACAGGAAGCGGGGTCGGGTCAAGTCTCGGAGCAGGTGGGTATTGACGCTTGGAGCCCGGAGCTTGGTATATCCGCCACGCAGATGAACGGCCGGACAAATGACGTGATGAGCCGTGGTGCAATTTTAATGAAGTTCAAAGGGGTAAATTATCTGGGTTATTTCAAGAGTTTAAGCTGGGCCCAAGATGCGGCCACCCCGTTTAAGTGGGAGTTCAACTTTGTGTTCCAAGTTGAGAAGACGCTGGGCTTTATATTCAATCCAGCAGGATAAAATATGGCAATACCTTTTACATTGACTACCGATGAACTCCCTCTTGGGCAGCCCAATCTGAACCTTACAGCCTTGGCACCCACAGTGTCGAACCACGCCCCCGCCCCCGAGGTGGCGAAGGGTGACATCAACGACATGAGCGACATTCACGCCGCCTCACCAAACCACGTCCCGACGCCTGCTATGCTCCTCCCCATCCGGGCGGAAAAGCGGTTCATACCGGAGAACGCCACGGCGATAGTCAATACGATAATCAGTGGGATTCCTACCACCGCTCCTCATCGTGGCGAAGCCAAAGATTTCTATATCCACGCCGCCAAGAAGACCTTCGTGGATTATGTCATCGTCCGCATCCCCCATCGGGGCAGAGACTCCAACGGCAAGTTTGACCCCAACCTGACGGCTGAGTATCGGTTCCTTATTAACCCCCAAACTGCCTCTGTGTCCCGCTCTACCGAGGATTCGCAGACATTTGCCCGTGGGGGCTGGCAGTTCGGGGTATGGGGGGAAAGCCTTGTCAACATCTCTTTGACCGGGCACTCCCCAGGACAATACTGGAGCTATGGGTTGACGGATGGGTATGCTTATTTTTCCGAGTCGTGGCGCAACCTCCAGCAACTCGGGATGTTCTTCGAGAACAATGGATACTGGTTTGAAGGAGAGGAGAGTAATGAAGGTCCCATGGCTCCTGGGTACACCCGCCGCCGCATCAAGAAGCACCAGGATGTTCAGCTCATCGTCGGGAACTTTGTGTGGAACGGGATGTTTGAGGACTTCAGCTACACGTTGGACGCCGACCATCCGCATCGGGCAGAGTTTAGGATATCCTTCCTTGCCTGGAAAGAGAGGTTCAGGGCAAGCTCGCCGTACATCAACAGCCTGCCCAGCGTCATCCAGAGGGGGCACTCCTATCAAGCATATATGGCTACCGATTCTTCAACTGCCCCGGCAGAAGCAGCGACTTCCCAATCCTTGGACTGGGTGCCCCCAACTAACTTCCCCCCTGCCACGACGACAAATATGTTTACCACGATGGCAAACTCATCGTTTCCGGCACAGACATCATCAATTACCCCCACTTTGGTGGGAACCAGCGCGGCGTATGCCAGTTTCCATGCCTCAACTGGAACAGGTTAGGAGTTAAGCAAAGATATGGGAAATACACCTAGTCGTTTAATTCAAGAACTTCCCTTGGGGCAGAATAACGCTAACCTCCCTCCGGGGCAGAACAATCTTAGCCTCAATACTCTAGTTCCTCCCGTGACGACGAATACTATTCGCAATGTGATGCAATCGGTGGGTGAGCGTGAAATAATAAAGACTGCGCCAGACGTAATTTGTTACGTCGAAGGACGCCCATATTTAATTAATAAATTCATAAACGACCAAGACATAAAAAACCAATCCAACGGGCAGTACACTGTCGTGAACTTCAATGACTTCGTGGACTCATTCTCCACCTCCTACGACATCGACAACCTCATCCCAGCAGCCACTATTACCCTGTCCGTCCCCAACAACCTCAAGCGCCTGTTCCAAGCCCCTGCGGGGGGAGAGAATGTCCTTGAGACGATGATGGAAGTGCAGGTGTTCGCCAAGGGGTACTTCCCGTCCCCACGAGGGAACACCCTCTACTATCGGGTCTTCAAGGGGATGATATCGACCATAGGCTATAGCGATACGGGAACCAGCCTCCAGATATCCATCGGGTGCTCCGGGACGCTTAGGTTCCTTGAGCTTATGCAGGTTGACCTTGCCGCCGCTCTGCTAAGTAACGCCCCGGTAGAATACTTGACCCCTTATAGTAGCAACGCTGCACAAATGGACCCTTATAAGCAGCTTGCCGATATGTTCCTGCGGTCCGTCACCCCCGCAGGGTTCCAGTTGAACTCCTTGGCGCAAGCACAGTTGAGTAATAAAAGCATTAACCCTTCTGACTGGTATGATGTCGTCCAAGGGGGCTACATCATGAGGTGGCAGGCTAGGCTAATAAACCTTATCCGAGATGTCCGTATCCTCGGTTACGATATGAAGAATTCTCCGGTCACACTTGAAGACGACCCTTATCTTATTCTCAATGTCCTTAGCGCCCACCCCAGCGATGCTGAGGGTAAGCTTTCTCCCGAACTCCGTGCCGCTCGGCTTGCTCTTCTCGCCAAGGATGCTCCCGGACTTACCCGTCTTGACCCCAACTTGTTCATCAACACCATAAATAAATACTTACCGGATTTCGGTGTGGGGAACATCCAACTTCTCAACGGCAAGATAACCTCCCGCATCGAGCGCGTCAGGAATCTGGTCCACCTACTCCTTTACGAGGGGTATCAGGACATTGACGGGGCCATCATCTTCAAGCCACCGTTATACAATCTTGATGTCACCAATGTTGGGCAGAATGCTTCCAACACCAGCACAACAAGCTCCGCCAACTATATCACCGAGGCCACCAATCCGTTCGTAGTCCACCTCAGTGAGATAGAGAGCGAGAGCGAGACCGAGGACGAGCACGCTATTAAGGCCACTCGCACGACCATACAAGGAGGCTGGTTAACTGACTTCCAATTTAATTCCGAGATGGCTCAGACCCTAACCCCTGCTGCTGACTATATGGACATCGCCAAGATGTCCAAGTTCGGGCTGCGTGAAGAGCCTGCCCGGACTCTGGGTTTCCTACGTATGAACGACCCCAAACTGATGTATGCCTATGCTGCCTCCGAGACGACACGGGCAAATCGAGGCTACCGTTCCTATACCGTCACCATCCCGCTTCGCCCAGAGCTAAGGCTCGGGTTCCCGATGTACTTCCCGCACAAGGATATGTATGGGTACATCAGGCTCGTCAGCATTAACTACCAGCAGGGGCAGTCGGCGACGATGAGCATCACCCTTGATACCATCCGCAAGCGCCCGCTTATCTCCTCCACGAGTACGACGAACGGGAAGACCCTTACTTCTTACACCAGCCAGCCTAACCTCGTATATCAATGGACAAAGCCCCCGACAGCCAATCAGCCTGCTGTTAACCCCCCCACTTGGGTATCTCAGTCCACAAGCGTGTCGTCGGGGACCACAGTCACCGCCCGTCCCCCGAAGGACGCTCCCTTCTCCTCAGATGAATGGGCATACATCATGCACCAGAAGGAGACCATCGGGAATGTGTGGTCCTCCCGCTGGGATACGAAGGACAAGTGCTACCGTCTCCAGAATGACAAGGCTGACCAGGTGGATGCTGATACCTTCAATACCCGCCGCCTTGCTAATGAAACCAACAACCTGCAAACCGGTGTCAACCCCTATGGGAATGATGGAGGACCGACGATGCAGGCCGGTGAGCCATTTTTTTCGGGCAAGAATTGGCTTTCCAAAGGCATTGACATCCAATATCTCGAAAAAATCCTTGAGACCCAGCCCTATACGGACGATAAGGGATATGAGGTCGCCACCCCCTTCCCGTGGGGGCGCTGGATGACGCTCACCGACGCCATCAGGGAGACGCGCCTTGGTATACTGACGCCAGACTCCGCTAATTCACTGTCTCAAGGCACCCTAGACAACGTCAATGTATTTTTATTCGCCGGGATGGCAACCCCCAACGACCCCAGCATCACAGGGCAGCTTTCAACTTCTGATATGTACAAGAGGTTATCCAGTTCCGATGTCGCCCAGACTATGAGTGTGATATATGACTCGGTAGAACTTGACTCCGTCATTGAGCTTGTCACCCCGCAAGAGGGACAGCCGGGGGACGCCAGCAACCTCACTAGCAATCCCCAGCCGGATATGTTGGCGGCAGGAAAGATGTTGGACAGCAGCCTCACGGACATCAAGAACAGCGTCCAGGTCTTCCTGACTGGTGGCGTGTCATCCACAGACACACAGGTCATCAAGCAGGTGGCCAATGCCAAGATAAACCCCAATGTTCCCGTGCCCTCACTTCCGCCATTTATAAAAAACTTGCTTCCAGGGGGTAATAGCTAGATATGTCATTTCCTGGCGGCACCACGCATCTCTACAAAGAACCCCCCTTGGTCCCGACGAGGGAGTCGGAGCAGTTCCAAGTGTTCCTCGGCACGGTCCAGACTGTGGACTACGAGCGGCAGGTATGCACGGTGATGGACACCCGCAGCAAGGTCATCCACACTGAGGTAGCGGTCATTCCCTGTGTCTCCAGTTCCTTTGAATCCACGGATGTTTATATGCCGGAACGGGGAGGCACCTGCCTGTGCGTTCCACTTTTCTACTATGGTGGACACTCCCAGGTGGCCATAATTGGCTGGGCGATGTCACACATTGTCAGGGCAAGGGACAGCGTTGCCATGCGGGAGCTGCCAGGTGTCTCGGGACTTAATGAACGAAAGCGTGGAAACTACCGCAAGGCCTACCCTGGCCAGCATACCGCCTCCTACTCACAGGGATACACAGAGCGGGTTAATCCCGGATGGGACAAGGCTTCGTCGGCGTTCGACCGTGAGAATGTAGACCCAGACAGCCGCACCTGGAGCACCATCACCTCCCGACAAGTCGGGTATTCCGACGCCGGGATGACCTTCAAGGGACCGGTCGTCCGCCCTGACGCCCCCAACATCACCCCGTCTGTTCTTCCTGACGCCTCCCGTGAATGGACTCTCTATCTCCAGCCAAAGGCAGTCTTGACCGACCGCTATGTCAGTGGTAAGCCCGATGTCCTCCCGTTCTCTGAGAACACCACCCGTGTGCAGGAGTTCGCCCTAGATTATCCCCTTCCCTCGGAAGTATTGCAGACCGACTTGCTCGACAGCATCCTTGGCACCACGCAGAATCCGTGGACCCGGACGACTATAACCACACAGGGAAACTTCAAGGTCGATAACACGACCTATTTTGCAACCCAGGAGTTTGACCACCCCACCGACCCAGCGAAACATGCGCTTGGTCCCACGCTTAACGAGGGACCAACGCCTCTGCGCAAGGGGTTCATCCTTGAGCGCAGCGAAGGCACTCTTGTTGGATTCAACCGCTTTGACAAGCTTACCTATGGGCAGGTCCTTAAGCCCGTGCTCTCGCCCTTGACCGGGCTGGCGACGCCTACCAGCGGGCGCTTCGGGGCGGACTTCACAAGCGGCTATATGCCCGTCACCGACACCGAGCCCGACCATATCGAAGCTAGGTTGGCTGCTTCCTGCCACTCTGTCCGTTTTCCGAGCGAGTACAACACCACCCGCTGGGATGTCTCCAAGGAGGGTATGCTTACCTTCGAGGTTGGCAGCACGATGCCCAAGGAGAACATCCAGTTCCTCCCGGTGAATGCCTACGAGCATCCCCATGGAGCGGGCAGGAGCGTCGAGGGACACCTCGTGGGAAGCCTCAAGCTGGTTGTGGGGAAGAACCGAGACGAAGAGGACGCCATTGACCTGCAGGCACTCGGGCAGTCTGTATTGCGGTTCGGGTGTGACGATACTAGCCTGCCAGATGCAGGGAGGTCTGTGAAGACCCAGATACGGGGCAGCAAGGATGCTTCCCAGCAGCGGACGCTGCAATATTGGGCATCCCCCAAGTTCGGACTGGGTGACCCCGGTAATCTGGCCAACAAGACAGGGATGGAGCGGGTCAGCATAAGGATGGCCACGGATGGGGCAGTTGTAGCCCGCTTGGGAGCAAGGGCGGACAATTCCACCCTTAGCGTCCCAGTCCGCCGCCGTCATCTGAAGAACGGATACTCCGACCCGCAGGGAATCCAGTTTGATCTGAGCACACCGAACTCCCACAGCCCCGGACGGCAGGCGTATGCGGCCGGGGACGCTTCCTATCAGTTTCACGACCTCACAACAGCGGGTCAACCAACATTGAATATGGTGCCGTACAACTCTTGGATGGGCAACCCTGTGCTCCCTAGTATGGACGCCCACGGTATGTCCTTGGACCTCCACGCTGTGCGGGATGTCCTCTTGCGCATCGGGAAGAACCCATCCTCGGGGCAATCACTCCTGCTTGACTTGGACGGGGGAATCGTGCTGGCGGCAGGGAAGGATAAGCAAGGAAGGTCGTTGACCGGCTCTCTTGAAGGGGGAATTGAGCTTACGGTCGGGCAGAGCAGTGCCAAGAAGGGACTGCGCCTTGAAATCACTGGAGATGTTGACTGGATGGTCCACGGAAATCTCCACCAACATGTGACCGGAGATTTTATATTAGAATGCAAGAACTTCAGGCACATCACTAAGTTGGACCATGTGGTCACGGCGCAAAATATCAACCACACGGCTCTGTCGGCGCATGTTGTAAACTCGCCGCAGATTCTCAATAACTCGGGAACTACGGTTATGCAGAAAACAGGGTATTAAATCTGCCTAAGGTAGTATTATTCCGAATAGGAGGGGACATGGACAAATTAAAAGACTTAGTAGCAGATGAAAATGGGGTTAAGCACGGTACCTATGAACAGAAAATCATCAATATAGAAACAGACAAAGAGGGAAACCCAGTGAGTGCTGTTCTTGAGTTTCCTCATCCAGAAACAGGCATACGGGAAGAGCGCAAATTTGCCTTTCTCAATGCATATGAGGATTGGCCGAAAGATAAATAAGCTCCGCACTTACGAGGAGGTACAAAAATGAAGATGGTACCCTATGTACTAGGGACTTGTGTCCGTTGCAGACATGAAGTTTATGGACGACTTTTGAGTAGACGAAAGGAGTCTGTTGCTGGCAAATGGCTTCACAAGGAAGGCGGCACTGTTGTTGGTCGTTTGGGTGCGGTGCATACGGTTAGCAACTTCTCTTATGTGAGGGATTTACTATCTCTCCTTCCCGAAACGGGTTTGAAGATAAAACCTATGAATTATTGCAAAGAGAGGTGATTGTGGTAAACATAGACTTTTTTGAAGGGGGGAAGTTTCTATGGGAAGTGAAATCAAGAAGGAGGCAAGTAAGGTGACTAAAACATGCCAAGTAAGGGAGGGTAGCAACCAATTTGGTGCCTTTATAGACTACACCGGGTCGGTAGGAGGGTTTGAAAGTACGTCAACGGTATGTGGAAAGCCTTCAGTTACCGTCGTAAAGTTGGGAACCAAAAAATCCTGCATGTGCTCGATGTATTTGGAAATTCACCAAGACAGGTCCAAAGAGGCGGACCTGTTGCTGGCGATTGATAATCGGTTGTAAGGAGGGTATTTATGGCTATAAAAAACTTGAAAAGGAAAATTCGGATGTTGACAGGACAGATAAAGCAAGCTGAAGCCCGTCTAGGTTCTGATTTAGAGATTTTTGAGAAAAACTCTAAAGTTCACGACTTATCTGTCAGCACTGCCCTTGCTTCTGTGTTTAAGGAGGATTATTGTGAGAAAAAAAATCAAACAAAGGGTAAAAAGTCATATCAACGACCGTAAAGTATTAAAGCTAGCGATAGCATTTATCAAACTAGCACGCAGTGGAGTCTACATCGTTGACTATATTAATGCTACTTAGGTAATGGGTATTAGTGTAGAGGAGTCAAAAATTGCAAGGAATCTACCAAATATCGCTAGTTGACAACAAGTAAACTTATGATAAAAACTACCGTATTCAAATGTTTGGGCAGGTGGTGGAATGCCGGTAAACCGCCTAAACGGGATAATCAACCAATATACTTACTCACGTTTGACCCTTATACAAAAAGCCATTTGAATGTTGGTATTTTTCTATGGGGGAAAAAAGAGAGAGCATACGTGGAAGCCCATATGCTGAAAAATAGGAAGGTCGTCCCACACACTGAGAGGTTTTATTTCTCAGGCTCACCCACTTTAGGTTGGAGGATGATGGATGGACTATTAGAATGATAGATAAATAAATGTTTAGCTGTGTGAAAGGATTTAAGCAATGAGCGACTCAAAGTTGTTAAAACCGCTCCCGCCAAGCATCTGTCATGCTGTTCCTCCGCATCCTTATGCTTGTCTTAGGCAGGTTAAAGTACACCCAGCCTGTTCTGTGGATGATTGTCTAGCCTGCTATCAGATGGATGAGGCGGTGAGAAGCGCCGTGTATTGGTATTCTCCTGGCAAGGAGGGGTATGAAAACATATGGGAAACAGGCAGGAATGCCGGGAAAAAACAAGTTTTTGACAAGCTCAGGGAATTCCTTGAGATTGACAAGAAAACGGATGAGGCACCCAATGTCGGACCCGTGGTGGTTGTAGGAAAAACAACTTATGGGACTACC